AGTGGTTGCTGGAGCATCTCGCAGCTCTCCAGGTTCCAGTAAAAAGGTTAAGCTGTCAAAAGAAGATATTAGACTAGCTAACAAATGGAATATAACACTTGAACAGTATGCTCAAGAAAAACTAAAAGCTGATCAAGCTGATGGTGAGTATACAACAATTAATATGCAGCGTGGAGGAAAATAATGACACGAATTAATAATACACGTAGTTCTAATTTAAGAGAAAATAAAGCTAGAGAAGAAATTGAATATACATTTGAAGAGCAAGATGTTCTTCATATTCCTGATGCAGTTCAAAATCGTTTCGCCAACGAAGGTATGACACTTGGGTGGGTAAGAATGACACTTAAAGGTGAAGATGACGTAAAACATTTAGGCAAGAAACTGCAAGAAGGATGGGTATTTGTTGACTTAGCTGAAGTTCCTGAAATGAGTGCAACCTCTTTCGTGAGAGAGGAAGGTAGATACGCAGGAGTAGTCTGTCGTGCTGACGTAGGATTAGCAAAAATCCCAACTGGTATCTATGAAGCTAGAAGTAAGTATTACAGAGATAAAAGTAAAGCTATGAATGAAGCTATTGAAGCTCAACTTATGAGTTCTAATAATTCTCGTATGCCTATTTCTAATAACAGTAAATCAAAAGTGATAACAGGAAGACAACCTAACTTTCAGGATTAATTCTTTTATTGCTTATTATTAATTAACAAAGGAGAAAGAATATGGCTTCAGTTGATAGTCCTAGAGGACTGGTACTGGCAAGAAAAAATGGCTCAGGTTCTAACTCTACTGGTGTTACTACAATTCCTGTTGGTGATAATATAAGCCCAATAGTTCCTTCAGCAGCATTGCCTACAAGCATGTTTACAGGAGATCCTATAGCTATTTTTAGTTCTGGCACAATTGTACCTACAGGTGCTAATACAACTATAAAAACTGCAGGAGTTTTCCAAGGATGTAGCTATGTAGACAGTAATGGTGATCAACAATTCAGTAGATATTGGACAGGTGGTTCAACAGCAACAGACATTAAATTACATGTTTGTACTGATCCAGCTCAAACATACTTTATACAGGCAGATGGTCCTGTAACAGCAGCAGCAGGTTTTGGTGCTGGTACTTATAATGGTGTATGGACAGCAGGAGCAGGTTCAACAAAAACAGGTAATAGTGGCTATGAGTTAGACGCATCTGGACCTGTGCTAACAGATGTTAATTTGAGAGTTATACGTAGAGCTCCATGGGATACAGCGACAAGTTCATCAGCAGGTGAAACTGACGATTATCCATGGTATGAAGTACGTATTAATAATCATGTTGACAATTATACAACAGCAACTGTTTCAACAGCTTAATTTAGAAAGGAATAATTAAATGGCTATTAATAGAGCAAGTATTGCCAAAGAGCTACTTCCTGGACTAAATGCAGTTTTTGGAATAGAATATGGCAGCGTAGATGAAGAACATAAACCATTATACGAAATAGAAAACTCAGACAGAGCATTTGAAGAAGAAGTACTCTTCACAGGCTTTGGTGCTGCACCTGTTAAAGGTGAGGGTGCTGCTGTAGTTTATGATGATGCATCAGAAAGTTATACTTCAAGGTATACTAACGAAACTGTAGCATTAGCATTCGCAGTAACTGAAGAAGCTATGGAAGATAATCTATATGACACTTTTGCAAAACTAAGAGCAAAAGGATTAGCAAGAGCTATGGGAAGTACAAAACAGCAAAAAGCTGCTGACTTGTATAACAATGGCTTTGCAACAAATCAAGGTGATGGTGTACCAATGTTTAGTGCAGCACACCCAGTAACAGGCTCAGGTACAGTAACAAACATTACTACAGCAGCAGCTATAGCTGAAGGTACTTTAGAAGCAGCAATCATTCAGATACAAAAAACTACTGATGATCGTGGCATTCTTATAGGTGCTTCAGGTGTTTCATTACACGTACCAACAGATCTAATGTTTACAGCAGATGTATTATTAAATACTCCAGGTATAACTAATAGTAATAATAATGATATTAATGCTGTTAGACACTTAGGTGTGTTCCCTGATGGATTCTATGTGAACAGAAGATTTACAGATGTAAATGCATGGTTCATTAAAACAGACGTACCAAATGGTACTAAAATGTTTACTAGAACTCCATTACAAACTAAAATGGAACCAGATTTCGATACTGGCAACTTACGATTCAAAGCACGTGAAAGATATTCTTTTGGTGTTTCTGACTGGAGAAGTTGGTTTGGAAATCAAGGAGCCTAATTATAAATATTGGAGGAGAGTAGAAATATTCTCCTCCTTTATATCTTAAGGAAAATAAATGGCAAATAATTATACAAGTAAATTTTTTAGTGGAGCAACAAATGGTGTTATTGTAACAACTTCTGATATAACAAGAGTTACAGCAATACATGCAGCAGCAGTTACAGCAACAGGAACTTTTGCTCTTTCTGATTCTACTGGAGATAAAATAAAATTTCAAGTTCCTGCAAGTGGAACAGCAGATATTTATATAGGAGATATGGGTGTTAGATTTGATGGAACTGTTTCAGTTTCTGCACCTTCAGATGGAAGTTCAGTAACTTTAATATTAGGATAAATAAATGCCTAACTATTCTTATTTAAAAGATGATATTATAAATACAATAGAGAATGATTCAAATGAGTTTGCTACTCAAATTCCTTTTTTTGTACAGAAAGCTGAAGATCGTTTAATGAAAGAATTAGATGATGTGGCTTTAGATTCTTATTCTTCTGTTACTTTTACAGCAAATAATCCAGTCGTTAGTTTACCTGATGGTGCATTAGTTGTACGTAATGTAAACTTTACAACAAGTGCAACTGTACTTGGTGAACCAACTGGTATTATACCTTTATTACAAAGAACATATGAATATGCAATAGACTATTGGAATAAACCTACATCTGTAGGAACTCCACGATATTATGCACGTAAAACAAATACACAAATTTACATAGTACCTACACCTACTTCTACATTAACAGGTGAAATACAATATACAAAACAACCTTTAGGTTTAGCTAGTGCTACAGATACAAGTGCTACAACTTCTAATTACTTTAGTGAAAATTGTTATAATGCTTTATTTAATGCATGTATGATTGAAGCTAATTATTTTATAAAAGATTTTCAAGTCGTTCAATCATGGGAAGCAAAGTATAAAAATTCTATAGATGCTCTTCGTAATCAAGCAAGACGTACTAGACAAGATGATATGCAATCAGCTAATAGTCCTACAGGTGGACCTAATCCAGTTATACAAGGAGCTAACTAATGGCATTAACTAGAGCTAAGATAATGCAACAAATACTTAAACCAAATACTAAAAAAAAAAAAAAGAAAAAAACTAAAGGGAGAAAAAAATGAGTAAAGAATTTATTATTGGAGGACAAGGTAGATTTCAATCTAGTGTAGAACCTAAAGATTCTAGCGTAACAAGTGGTAAACCTACAGGTCAAGGATTTGGTGCAGCTCGTAAAGGACCACAAGTTAAAGGACCTATTGAAGCTGTATCTGATGCAGACTATCCTCAAGGAGAATCATTCAATATAGGTGGTGTTAAAACCTCACCTGTTATTGGAGTAAAGTAAATGACTAAAAAATTATTAATTAAAAAAATAGTTGAAAGAGCAACTAAAACACCTACAAGTAAACTAAAAACAAAAAAAGCAGAAATGGGTCCAAGAGATGTTGCAAAAATAGGTAAAGGATCTGGTCAAAAAAAATTTACAGGTGCTAGTAGAGATGAACAAGATATAGCACAAAAAAAAGGTAGTGCTGCACGTATGATGAAAAGTAATGCACCAAAAAATAAAGCTGTAGTATCAAGAATTAAAACTCTTCTTAAAAAATTTAGAGCTAATAATGGTTTATCAGAAGCAGATAGATTAAGTTTAAAAGGTAATGTTAGAGATAATAGAGAACTCATTCAAGATTCTTTTGATGCTAATGATATAGATATTATTAATAGAGTTATGGCACGTAAAAAAGGTGGACCTATAGTTAAGAAACCTATGGGTGGTAAAGTTTATAAAAATACAGTTTATAAAAAACATGGTGGAGCTATAGGAGTTGGAGCAGCTCTTCGTGGTTTTGGTAAAGGTTATAAGAAAGGTTAGTCTAATGGTTGCAAAAACAGCATTAAAAACTTTAGTTAAACGTGGTCGTAAATCTAAACGTGGTCGCAAATCTAATAAAGTAAAAGCAGAAGAAGCAAAGAAGAAACAGATTAATAAAAAAGGTGCTGCTGTTTTTCCACAACCTGCTAAAGAAAAAAGAGTATATACTAAAAAAGAAAAAAAAGAAATTAAAAAATTAATGCGAGAACAGAAAGCAGATCAAGCTTCTGAAGTAGGTAAAACTACTGGTGGTGGTAAAAGAGATTCAAGTGGTAGATTATTATCTAAACATATTCCACCATCAAGAAAAGAAATGGGTGATGATGCTTTTGCTAGAAGAATTAGACAAGGTATAATAGGTAAAACTAAAGAAGGTGAAGTTAAAGATATAGGTAAGTATGCAGATATACCTGAAAATATTATGGATATGTTATATAGTAGATTTGGTAGAAAACTTACTTTACAAGAAATAAAAGAATTAATAGCTATGGGTGTATCTAAAAGAAAAGGTGGAGGTAAACTTCCAGACCTTTCAGGTGATGGTAAGATAACAAGAAAAGATGTACTTATAGGTAGAGGAGTTATTAAGAAAAAATCTGGAGGTCAAATAGGTAGACCTCGTGGAGTAGGAGCTGCATTACGTGGTTATGGTAAAGGCTATAAGTAGTGCCTTTTAAGTCTAAGAAACAAAAAACTTATCTAG